CAACAGCTTTCAAAACTAAACAGAGAGGTCGAATGCTAAGAGATTATCAAAAAAAACTGGCTCAGAGAGCTTACGAAATTATAAGCAAATTGATGATTGTCTATCTTGCTTTTGAAATGCGGGTCGGCAAAACATTAACTGCTCTGCAAACAGCTCAGCTTTACGGTGCAAAGCATGTTTTGTTTGTCACAAAGAAGAAAGCGATTGAATCAATAAAAGGGGATTATCAAAAGGGGGGATTTGACTTCGAATTGACTGTGGTTAACTTCGAATCATTGCACAAAGTAGTAAGTCCCGATGATTTCGATTTTATCGTTACCGATGAGGGGCACTCGCTTGGAGCTTATCCAAAACCTGCGAAAAGAACTAAGCTTTTAAAACTCATAGCGGAACACAAACCGATTGTTTATCTTTCAGGTACTCCAAGCCCGGAATCATATTCACAGCTTTATCATCAATTTTACGTTAGCTCATATTCACCTTTCGGGAAGTTTAAGAATTTCTATCAATTTGCAAGAGAGTTTGTCAACATCAAACGTCTTGAGCTAAAAACAGGTCCCGTTAACGACTACAGCCATGCAAAAGTTGATTTGATGAAGACAATCATTGAGCCGTATTTTTTGACCTATACGCAAGAACAAGCAGGGTTTGAGCAGGCTGAGATACAAGAAGAAGTCATCACTGTGAAAATGCATCCTCATTTGTCATTGCTAAGAAAAGTGTTTTTGCGTGACGATATTTACAAATTTCGCGACGGAACAGTAATTGTTGGCGATACACCTGCAAAAAAGATGGGCAAGATTCATCAGCTTAGTTCCGGGACTGTGATTACAGAGGAGGGTAAACTCAAGGTTCTTGATGATTCGAAAGCTCGCTTTATCAAAGAAAATTATTCCGGGAAAAAGATTGCGATTTTCTATAAGTACAAAGCTGAAGGAGAAATGCTTAAATCTCTGTTCGAAAACGTTACTGAAAGTCCTGAGGAGTTTCAATCAAGCGATAAGGTTTTTATCTCACAAATTCAATCCGGTGCAATGGGTACCAATCTATCATCGGCAGATGTGTTGCTGTTCTTCAATATTGATTACAGTGCAACAATGTACTGGCAAGCACGGGCAAGACTTCAAACTTTCGAGCGGAGCAAAATTCCGGTAGTGCATTTTCTGTTTTCCGAAGATGGAATTGAAAAAAATATTTTAAAAACTGTAAAAAATAAGTTAGATTACACTTCAAAATATTTTAAAAAAGATTTTCTTGGAGTAAACTGATGAAGAAGCGACTTTTGTATTTGTTTTTTGCGATGTTCTTTGTTTTGGCAGTATCCTGCACAGAAAATACGGTTACAAATTGCGAATGTGTAAATCCATTGCTCGATAGTTCTGCAACAGTAGTAATCAGCTACGTGACAGACGGCGACACATACAAGTTCGGAATCAAGAGTGATACTGTAACAATACGACTGCTGCATGTTGATTGTTACGAAGTAAGAAATACTCAGAGGTTAAGAGACCAAGCAGATGCAAAGGGTATTTCTGTTGACTCGGCTCTTGCACTCGGTTATGCGGGTAGAGATTTTGCGGTGAGATTCCTGCTTAACAAAAAAACACTTTTGCTAAGGGATTTTAATGAGCCCAACATGGATTCATTCGGCAGATTGCTGAGACATGTATTTGTGGACGGTGTTTCGATGGCAGATACACTTAGAGCATTGGGGCTTGTTTATGAGTAAAGCAATGTTGAAGTTTCATTCACATTTGCCCGTGGCGATGATTTTATGCTTCAATGAATAGGATTTCCCGATGCGAATATAAAATGCTCTTAAAATCGAAATACGGGCGAAAAATGAAAAGTTGGTTATGGATGAGAAAAAATTACAAAGCAAAGTTCTTGAATTGCTAAAAAAAAATGGAGCATATGCAATCAAGACAATTCGAACGAATAAAAATGGCGTACCTGACATCATAGGTTGTTTATACGGCGTTTTTTTTGGTATAGAGGTAAAAAGTATCGGAAATAAACCAAAAGCTCTCCAGAATTGGAATATTGAGCTAATTTTGAGTGCAGGCGGAAAAGCAACTACGATTTATAACTTGGACGATTTTTATAAATTTTTTGATGAGGTGACTATGGCAGCAGGTCTTAGCGTTAACAATACAACAAAATTTGCGTTGATGCAAATGAAGAAAAAACACCAACTCAGCATGTCAAGGATTCTTGAATATGCGGTCTCGAAGTTGACAGACGATGAACTACAGAAACTTTCGGAGCAGAAAGCTCAAAAAGTAGAGCAAAAATTATGACTGTGGATTAAACAAGGCATGAAGCATGGACACAAAAGAGGAACTTCTAAACTACCTGAAAATGGAGCACTTAACGGGGGATATAAAAGTTATTGCCGAATTGACAGGTCTCGAAATAGCACGAATGTTGCTATTACAAATGGATGGATTGACATTGCACATTCCGTCGGTAAAATTGATTGACGATTTGTTGGTTGAGTATCTTAAAGCGAAGTATGGCAAGATGCCGATTGACAAAAAAACGGAGGTTATAATTTCAAATAAAATCGGTCGCCCGGTGCGAGAGGTTCGGAAGCTTCTTTGCAGGATTTGACGACGAAGAGCCCTCCTTTCGGGGGGCTTCGATTTGGTAGTTTAATTCTACCAACAATCCGAATGCATCTCGTCTAAAATTTCTTCTGCGATTGTATCCCACAAATCGGTAGGGAAATTATCTCCATCAATCCAATCAATCTCGTCGATGTATGTTGTTCCGCATTCGACGTAAGTATTGTATTCTACGATGCTTGTTTTTGTTACAGTTACGAAGTCGTCTAATTCTTCGTTGTAAACTTCATCTTTCCAAGTGAATTCGTAGGTTGGTTTAAGCATTCTTCTCATTTTTTTTAACTCCTTGATTTTAAATAATGTTGTTTAATTCTATGTCTAATGTAACATAAGAATTTAACTTACGCAAGTTATATTTTCAATAAATCGAATAAAATCAACAATTTATTCGATTTTTTTTGTTTTTTTTTTTGATGAATTTCTGAGCGAATTCGCTTGTCAATTACTGTGCCGCAATAAGTAAAAAGTAATAATAAAAAAGTTTAAATAAATCTGCTAAATTATTGAATTTAATGCAGATATAACTTGCGTGTGAAAAATATTAATTGCACATTAGACATAGAAAATGTTAAACAATTGATATTAAAGGAATTAAACAATGACACAACAAGAAATTTTAAACAGCAATCAAACCAAAACTTGGAAAATTCAGAGACTTTTGGAAATGGGACTTTCGAGACGGGAAGTTGCAGAGTTGGTTGGCACAAACTACGGTTTTGTGCAAAATGTTTATGCGAGTCTTTTTCCTGACAGAATCAGAACCAGAGCAAGACAAGCGGTTCGAGAAGCGATTGAAAGGGGATTTCGGCTTGAGAGTTTTACATTCAATCACAAATTTGGTGTTGAGATTGAAATGTACGGAGTTGACAGAGAAGAATTAAGAACCGAATTGCGAAATGCAGGGATTACGGTTGACATTGGAATGAGAAGAGAATCGAATGAAGGATATTGGAAAGTGACATCGGACGGTTCGATAACCGGCGAGAATGCTTTGGAATTGGTAAGTCCGATTTTGGAAGGACCGCAAGGAATTGCAACTTTGAAAACGGTAATGTTGATTGTGAGAGGATTGGAAGCGAAGGTCAACAGAACTTGCGGATTGCACATTCATTTTGATGCATCGAGTTTTAGCTGGGATGCATGGAAAAACCTTTTTATCAATTATGCAATGATTGAAAACCACATTGATTCCTTTATGCCGGCATCAAGAAGAGCCAACAACAACACTTACTGCTACTCGATGCGGGTTTCAAATTTTAAGCAAAAAGTAATGGAAACAAGACAATTGCGGACCATGATAAACAGCGTGAAATCATTGCACCAAAGAATCACCGGAAACAGCAGATATTACAAAATCAATGCAAGTGCTTTTTGGAGACACGGTTCGGTAGAATTCAGACAGCATGGCGGGACGGTTTCATTCAACAAGGTTAACAATTGGATTAAATTTTTAGCAAGATTGATTGAATTTTCAAAACACGGACAATTCCAAACAGGAGGTGAAAATGAATTTAACAATTTTTTAGATGAACAAACAATTGCTTACATTCGCAACAGAAAGAGTGAATTAGCATAATTATTATTAGGAGGATTTATGAAATACAAATTAAACACAGGCGAGATTGTCGACGCAAAGAATGCTGACGAGTTGGTAGCCATTTTGAACAACACTTCTTTTTTCGGAAGTCGAGATACAATCAAAGAGTTTATGGTGGATACAGCCGCAAGGGTGTCAACCGATTTAGATGTGACAATAAACACAAACACAACAGGAGCGTTTGTGGCTGATTTGATAAAGCACGGTTACATCGAATTGATTTAACTTTACGTTCGCTTGAAGTGGTCGAGGAAAGCATCTGTAATGTCCTCGATTACTTCCGGCGGGAGTATTTGGTCTGGAAATATTGGTCTCGGCGGCATGTAGCGAGTTCCGAAATGTAGATGCTTCGCATAATCCACATTTGTGCCGAGAGTGACTCCGGTGCCGGTTGCACTAAAGTTTATCGAGCCCAAGAGCCCTGCATCGCCGGCTGTTCTTCTTAGGATTTGAATCGGGCTGTATCCTAACCTCTCACGTTGTCGAACAGTAGATGGAGCCAAAGGTGCCCACGGCAACCCTCTTTGGAAGTAGGCACCTTCAACTTCAAAGTTATCCATTACTGCGTTAAGCAGGATTTTACCGACATCGAGATAAAAAGGATAAAGCTCCAATCCGTTATGAACAACCTCGAGGATTACTCGCTGTGCTTCTTGAGCGAAAAGTTCAATCTTTATCATTTCAGTTTATCCTTGAGTTTTTTGGGAAATCCTGTTACATCGGGCTCGTAAGAATTCGGCAGACGTCTAAAATTTTTATCGTTCAAATATTGTTCGGGGATTTCAGAAATGCTGACTTCACGTAGTCCGAGTCTTTCTTTTTGTTTTTCGGTAATCGCAACCCAAATTGTTCTGCAATGGAAATGGCGCGGCGAGTAAACATTTTTGAGCTTTTTATCGTTTGCACGAACGCAAATGTTCTGCTCGGCTAACCATTTGCAGGGTTTTGTAGTTTTTTGGTCTTGCATGACAATCGGGCGTAGCAGAGGAAATCGCTCGATGCCTTCCATTTGTTGTTGGAATCTGCCACCGTTATAGGCATTTGAGATGTTTTGGGTAACAACAAGGTCGGCGTGCCATGCACGGAGCTTCATCGTTTCCCTGAATTCCTTTTTAAATTCACGCAGATTTTGCCCATTTTTGATAGCATCTTCGATAAGTTTTTTTGCATCCATGAGGTGATTTGCGTTGTTTACGCCGGCGATTTTGAATGCCATTTTCTCAAATAGTTCAAGGAATGAATCCCAGTCTTTCGACAGGACTATGCCGAGTGATTCAAAATACTCGCGTACTTCGGTCGGGTCCTTCTCGAATGCGATAAGCAAGTCATTAAGTTCAATTTCCATTATTCGCTCTCCGATTTGTGGTATCCATATGCTTCCATTGTTGTTATCATGCGATAGATGAAGTCTTTTTTGTCTTCGAGCGGCAAGTCGTCGTAAATGTCGAATAATTTGTCGTTCATCTCTTCGAGCGATTCTGCGTTTTCGACAAATTCTGCAATCGCGTCAATTGTTGCGTCTTTGAGAGATTTGAATTCTGCTGATTTCAAAAGTTCATCCGCAAATTCATCTTGTAATTCGGGCTCGTTGTTGTCTTGAGCTAAAATTTTCAATGCGTGAAAACCTTGTTTTTTCGGCTTAACTTTTGCTTCATCTAAAGTATCTTCCGGCTCAGTTGTTTCGGGAGTTGTTTCTTTCGGCTCACTTTCGATACTTTGTTTGAGGGTAAAGTATTTTGCATCAATGTTGAACTGTTCAGAAATATAATCTTCGTTAACGCTTACTCCGCAATTTTTGAGTGTTTGCAACAAATTAGCTTTTGATTGATATTTTTCAATGTCGTCAAGTTCGAAAAATCGTATTTGACAATGCTTGTTGCCGCTAAAATTCAATTCATGCTGCCATTTGAGGAGCTTGTTGATGTAGTTAACGATGAATTTTGTGTATGCTTCGACGCGGTCTGTTTTGGTCGACAATGCCATATCTTCGCTCCCAAGCTTTCCGGGAGTTGATGAAGCACTTCCTTCATGTCCGAGAATGAGGATTGAGATTTGTTTATCGCAGAATATAATGAGTTGATTATAAATATCGCTACTGCCTGATGAACCTGCGGGGAATAGGTTTGACGTTACTCCTTCAGGGAGTACAATGACCTTGTTTTGTACCATGTCTTCGAGTAATTCTCCGAGCTCTATTGCGTATTCATCAATGGACTTTTTCGCCAATGCGGCGGCTTGCTGGCTGTAAGTTGCTGACACTCCGGGAGAGCCGAAGGTTTCGGTAAAGACAGCCCAAAAATCCGCTACGTTATTTTTGATAAATACTTTTTTGTAGCAGTTGACAAACAGACCGTTCCCGTATGGATTTTTCCACGTCGGTTCATAAGTCGGTGCAAGTATTCTGTATGGTTGAATCAGCTCTCCGGTTGCTCGTTTAGTATCTGTCAAAACTCTCAAATTTCGCTCTACGTCATAGACAAAAGCATCGTGTGGAAGTTCGATAATTTCGTCAATTGTCATATACTTACCACGTTTCCAAAGCAAATTGAGGTACTGACTACCATAAAAGATAGCCCAGAGGATTTGCCGAATGAGATTGTTTGACATGAGTTGCTCGATAGTTTGTTGAGCAAGAGCAACCTCAGCCGCTGAAGCTCCATTTTTTATGATTTCATATTCAAGACTTGTGATTGCCTCAAATATCGAGTTCACACACCCGCGAACGTGCGGGTCTGCGAATGTTTCTTGAAATAGATTATAGCTTCCCAATTGCCCGATGAGTTTAGTAGGATTCGGCAAAATGTCGTAATACCTGCGATAACTGTCGTTGACGGTTTCGAGTTTTTCCGTCAGGTCTGACTTTTTGAGCTTTGCCGCTGAAGCCATAAATGCTTTTTGAATAATATTTTCCATAAATTTCTCTAAAGTTGTGAAAGTTGATTTTTAAGTGAATTTCTTTTTGTACGAACTTTTTTAGGCAGAGAGACCATACCCTCGGTCCAATACTTTGAGCCGTGAGTGAACATTGCATAACGCATCGCATCCATAGAGTGGTCGTTAAATTTGAGAGGAGTATCGTCAAGGATTAAACCGTTGCGGTCTTCTTTCCATTTGTAGGACTTGATTTCTTTGATGATATTTGATGCGTTTTTGCAAATATGTAGATTATATCTTTTGCAGAAGTCAACCCCGGCTTTAACGTTTTTCTCCGCTTTGTGTACGTTAAATCCTGCTCGGTAGATTTCCTCAATTCTGTCGGTTTCGGCTGAATCGGCATAAATCGGTTCGTTGCGAATATTAAGCAGTTTCATCCGCTCGATTAAATCATTGTTAGTGAGTTTTGTTTCGTAAATTAATTCATCAACAAACGGTACGCCGTCGTAAAAGCGAATCTCGACTAATGCAGAAGGACTATTATAACCGAAGTCGAGTCCGTAGATTGTTTCGCCGGAAAAGGGCATCCTCTCAACGACATTAAATCTCGTGTAAATCAAATTTGTTGCATGTGCTTTCTCTCCAAGACCGTAAATTTTCCAATAATTCGGGTCTTCGTTGCGGAGTCTTTCGATTTCCTCAATTTGCGATTTCGGGAGGAAGTCGTAATTATCAAGATAAGTTGATTGAATAAATTTGACATCATTACGAGTTAAGACGTTATCGTATAGCCAGTGAAATTCATCGGCAGGATTATAATCGGCGAATGTTTTGTGACGAGTACGAAAAAGTAACTGACGCCATTCGTCATATGAGAGCAAGTTTGCTTCATTGACAAAGAGAATATCACGGCTCGGACCACGCAGTTTGTCTCCATTGTCTGCCGAGAAGAACTCAACAAAAGTGTTCGGAGTGAATCTATATATTAAATCTGTCTTGTTAAATTTCTTCTCCTCCCAAATTCCCAAATATTGCATGATTTTAAAAAAATCTCTCAAGGCGCCCTTTTTCAAATGCGGCAGAGTATGACTAACGACAGAGACCTCAAGTGGTTCTTCTGAGTAAAAAGCAAGTAAGCAAAGAATTTGTATGATTGAATATGTTTTTCCCGACCGCGTACCGCCTTGGTTTACGATGATTTTGAAATTATCATCATAAAATGCGTTGTAGTTTTTCAAAAAAACAGGCGATACATCAAGATTTATCAAATCAATCATCTATGCTTTCTACTCCCGTCAAGAGATTTGACATCGAGCCTTTTACTTGAATGTTGATGCTCGGTTTGATGACCTCTCCACCTGAAGTGTGGTCGAGTCCGAGCTTTTTGATGTCAGTCGGCTCACCTCTTGTTTTTCTTTCCAAATCGGCAACCTGCACGAGTGCTTGTGCTGATTTATAAGTAAGTTCAAGCAATTTTACTGACGGCAGATTTCTGATGTCGTTTGTATCGCCTGCGTGAATTTTCTTGAGCAACTCGATAACCGGAAAATATGCCGCAAATAGAGTATTTTTGGCATAATCAGCGTGTCGAGATGCCATATCACGGACTGCTTTTTCCGTTTCTTCAAGATGAATTCTGTCGAGATGTCGGTGATATGCAGAAATTCGTTCAGACCATCTCCATTTCATTGACATGTTACCCACATTTTTCCTGCCTTGGTACAATCGTTCCGGCGGATACATCTGCTTTGCAACATTCATATGGCTGCGAAAAATTCCCATATCCCGATACATTTTGAACATTTCAAATGCTTTGACCGGCTCTTTGGGTTGTCGTTCCCATTCGGGATAAACAATTTCCTGTCTAGCCCAATTGTTCTTGTGTTTCGGTTTTTCTAAGTTCATTTCTAAACTCTTCGTTTGTGATTAAAACTCCATTCTTTTTGATTTCGCATGGTAAGTTATGCTCTTCGCAATATGTGATATAGCGATTCACTATTCCATCCACAAATGCCGGAGAGAGTTCCATTGCATAGCATTTGCGTTTCAATTGCTCGGCGGCGATTAGTGTTGAGCCTGAGCCACCAAATAATTCAAGAACGATTTCACCATCTTGCGAGCTGTTGTGAATTGCTCTTGCCGGCAGAGCTATCGGCTTTTGTGTCGGATGAATATACTTGCGATTATCTTCTCTGTTATACTCCCAAACATTACTTTCATTGTTTGGACCGAACCACCGAGCGCCTTCTCCGTTACCGTTGACTGCACCTTTTCCGGCAAAGAAACAAGGTTCGTACTTGCGTTTGAATCGCACCCAACTGAGCGGTGCCACTTGTTTTACCCATACAATCGGAACTTTATCGTACGGAATGTCGAGTTCTTCAAAAATCTGCAGGAAAGTTCGAACGTAAGACGTAGCGTGCCAGATGTAGTAGTGAGCATGCTCAATCATATTGTTTTTTGCATTTAATAAGAATTTGCGAACAAAATCTTCGTATTCTTCATCTGCCATTGAGTCATCCCACTCGGTGCAATATACATCAGTCCAATCTTTGCCTGTTTTTGAGCGTTTTTTATTGAGTTTTGCATATTCGACATTGTAGGGAGGGTCTGTATGAAGCATATGTGCTTTTTTTCCGTTCATTAAAACTGCAACATCATCAGCCGAAGTTGAGTCTCCGCATAAGAGGCGATGCTCGTTTAGTTCGTAAAGGTCTCCGGGTTTTGAGACGGGATTTTTCGGTAGCGGTTCATCGTAAGTATCTTCTTGTACTTCATTGAGAGGAATTTCTTCAATATCGAATTTCAGCATTTCTTCTACTTGTTTTGAATCGAACGGTAAAGTGGTCTCAAGCTCCCCCATGTCATAACTTAAGCTCAAATCTTTGATTAATGCAGCGAGTTTATCCGGGTCGTGACCGAATCGTGTCTCGTTGGTTTCAATAGCAATTCTTTGAGCTTCGGCAAGTGTGATTTTACCGTGGTCATATGCAACGATGAATTTACGACCGATTTTGTCATTGCTGTCGAGGCGATGATTACCGTTAACAACTTCATAGTAGCCGGTATCAAGCAGACGTACTTGTATATTTTCCACTTGCCCGATGCGTTTAATGTTGTTTGTGAGTTTTTCGTGAGTGAAGTCACTATCGTTTTTGTAGTTCCACGAAGCCTTTACCAATAGCTCTCTCGGAAAGATTTTATATCTGAGATAATTATTAATCTCGTAGTCGGGAATATTCATTTGAGCAAGCTGTTGCTCGTTGAAAAAAGGTACAATCTGCGTTTGCAGGGTTGATACATTAAGAGCTTCCATAGATTTATTAATCCTTACAGGTGATACATAATACAAAAGTGTGTCATTTTACTTGCGATTTTACTTGCGATTTTTCTGCGATTTTTCTGCGATTTTTCTGCGATTTTTCTGCGATTTTTCTGCGATTTTTCTGCGATTTTTCTGAGAAATCGCTAAAAAAATCGCACAAATTGTGTTTTATTTTAGCAGAAAAAGTATGGAGAGGAAAATGGAAATTGATATTTTTGGTGCTATAAACGACTACGGAGATGAGGACTGGGGCTTCTCTGCAAAGACTTTGAGAAAAAAACTCGAAGGATTGAAAGAAGGTGATGAATTGACGGTTTACATCAACTCACCGGGTGGAAATGTATTCGAAGGTTTAACAATTTATAACATTTTAGCAGAAAAAAAGCCAATTATTAAAATAGTTGGTGAAGCATCTTCAATGGCATCCGTGATTGCTTGTGCCGGAAAGGAAGTAATGATAGCGGAATCAGCGGTTATGCTACTTCACAAGCCATGGACAGTAGCAATCGGCAACGAGGATGACATGAAAAAAACTTCTAAAGAGCTCGAAACACTAAAAAATTCTATAATTGCCGCTTATAGAACGAAAACAGGAATGAGCGCGGAAGAAATCAATGATTTGTTGGAGCAAGACAGATATTTCGGTGCTGAAGAATGTTTAAAGTACGGACTTGTAGATAAAATTTACTCTCCAACACAGTCCGAATCACGCGAAGCGGCGATGGCATTTGCAAGAATGCAGTATTACGCAATGAAAATACACACGAAACTAAACACGAATCAACTAAATTCTCAAAATCATGGAGGAGAAATGGACTTTGAAGGAATGAAGGCTCAGAGAGATGAGCTTCAGAACAAGGTTAATGAACTGACTTCACAATTTACTGCTTTGAACGCTGAAATCAGCGAAGCAAGAGCTGAAGTAAAAACTATGAAGGAAGAGCGCAACACCTTGACAGCAACAATATCCGAGTTGCAGGCTAAAATCAGCGATTATGACGAAAAGCATATCCTGAATACTGTAAAACTCGATATTGAGAGGTTAAGAGACAAAATATTGCCGGTAGAAAATAGTGCCGAGAACAATTTCGAACTTGAGCAAGAACTGTTGATGCTCCGCAAGATGGACAGCAACATAAGGATTAACGGAAAACATCCTTACGACAAAAGAATCGCTGAAATCGAAGCACGAAAGAGCTTGAAAGAGCTTGAAGAACTACTCGAGATTGATTCGGACATCGTATCGCTAACCGATGCTGATGTTACATCGGATGAGGGCAGAGAAGCAGTGCATAGCGCGGTACTTGCTCTAATGAAGCGAGATAACATCAAGGATTACAACACAGCATTAGAAATAATCTTGAAGGAGAATAAGTAATGTCATTAGATAATAAAAGAACGCGAAATCTGAGACTGGATGTTGACCCGATTTTAACAAGTCTGGCACAGCAGTTTGAACAGTCGGCATTTGTAGGAAGTTTGCTTCTGCCCGATGTTGCCGTCGATAAAGTAACAGGTAAGTACCCGCTATTCGGCAACGAACACATGAGAATTCACGATACCGAACGTCCGATGGGTGCTCCGGTTAAGAAGATGCCCTTGGATGCGTGGACTCTTGAGCCTTTCAGCTTGAAAGAGCATTCACTTGAAGCACAAGTAGATTACAGAGAGGAAGAAGCCGCTGAGGATGTACTCGACCTTGAGAAATACGCAATGAGTGCCGTGATGGACTCTTTGTTGTTGCAGAAAGAAATCGAGGCAGTATCCGTAATCCAAAACCCGGACACTTACAGCGCTGACCATGTCGAGGCTTTATCGGCAGGGAATGAATTCAACGACCCGGACTCTGACCCATTGCTCATCATTCAGGATGCGATGGAAACTGTACGCAGAAAAATCAATAGATTACCTAACGTGATGGTACTTGGTCAAAGAACCTTTCTTGGGCTGAAGAATCATCCGAAAATTCTCGAAAGAATCAAATACACTCAATTGGGCATTGTGACGGAAGATTTACTTGCTTCAATGCTGAGCCGTGACAACAACAAAGTCATAATCAAAGTTGGCTCGGGGATGTTCGAAGACCCGGTAACAAAGATTAATGTTGACTTGTGGGGAGATATTTTGGCGATGGGATATGTTCGCTCAAACGACAAACAGATGACAAGGTATGACCATAGTTTTGGTAAATGTTTTGTTCAGAAAGGATTTCCGAAAGTATCTGTTGAATTGACGAATCACAAGACAATCAAGCAATTGGCAGTATTCATGACATACAAGACTTACATCACAATGAAAGATGCGGGCTTTTTAATCACTAACACTTACGCTGAAAGTGAAGATTAAGGAGAATTAACATGCCAAAGTACATCATTAATCATGGACAAATCAGGGTGAAGGGTAAAATTCTGAGAGTAGGTGCTACGGTAGAATTAGGGGAACTTGAAGCGAGGAAACTCGGTAAGATGGTTACTTTGATTGCGGAAGCCCCCAAGGGAACTGTACCTATTAAGCCTGAAGCAGGGAAACCTGTACCGCCCAAAACAACAGAAGAAAAACCATTAACTAAAGAAGGAGATAAATAATGTCTGAAATAGTAAATCCAACATATGTCCCTACCGGACGTATCGCCGTGACATTGACTGCAAACGTTGGCAAATTCAAGTTTGTCACACCTGCGGGCGCTCTTTGTGGAGCCGGTCAACTTGCTCTCGGTATATCGGAAAATGAGCATGATTCAGGCGAATTGGCAGCTATCGTAGTTGAGAGGACATGCCTTTTGCAAATTAAAGAGCAACTCTCTGCAGGAGCGTTAATTGCATCTGACCTTAACGGTAACGGTGTTGAAGCCGAGCCCGGAGATTATGTCAACGCAATCTTGCTCACCGATGCAGAAGCCGATGACATCAAAGAAGTTTACTTAACTCAGTTTGTATTACCCGAAGCTGCGGAAACGCCCGGACCATAATGCTTAACTTGTTAGATATGGACTACATAAGAGGTAAGATGACAGAAGATGACATCAATGCCTTGACTGACAATCAATATGCTCCCGATAAACTTCAAACTTACATGAATGAGTCGGGAGCATACATTGAAACGATGTTGTCCGATGTTTACAATTTGAGCGGCATCAACGAATACGACAAAAATCTTGCATCAATAATATTGTTGCAACGGATACAATTCGAGATATTTAAGCATTTTCTCTATCAAAGTAAATACGATGATGAGCAGAAAGAAGCTGTAAAGCAATCTTACAACGAACACATGGCTCAATTAGAGCGAATTCGGAACGGTCAAATACCGCTCAAGGGCATTCCGAAGCAAAAACGAAATACTGTTTATGTAAAGAGCCCGGAGCGAATATTCACACAATCAACATTAAAAAGATATGATTCTTGAATTGCGGAATAAAATTAAGGATGAGATTGAAAAAGGATTCAAAGAGCTGAATCTTAGACCGTTTGTAACGATTACAGCATTTCCCGATTCAGAGAAAGCTCTTGAGGAGTTAAGCAAAACAGCACAATCAAGACAACAACCCGGCGGAGCGATATTTATAACTTGGTCTGCCGAACATCCCGGACCGCTGACGGGCAGAATTTACGGTAACTTTGTAGATTACTTTACGATTTTCATTTTTTCGAACGACAAAAGCGGAGATGTGGAAATCATCAAGCAGTATGAGGCAGTTCGGAATATTTTAAATAAAAGTTTCTATCTCTATCGAGGAGAGATGGCTCCGGTAAAGACCGGAAAAGAAGGACTTTATATGGCATATTTACAAGTAGGAATACGAAACATTTATCAAGGAGAATAAAATGGATAGTGGATGGCTGATTGCAGGAGTGATTTTAGAGGCATTGTTGGCGATTTTTCTCTTCATTTTCGGATTTATTTTAAATAATTTCAAAACCGCTATAAGAGAACTGCAAATAGCTATCAAATCGCTCGAAACATTCATGAACATACAGGGCGAGAAGAATGCCCATTGGACAATGCAAATTGATGCTCTTTGGGAAAAATACAACATTTTGAGCGAACAATTACACAAACTAAAAGACAGAGTTTTAACAGTTGAAAATCAGCACAGGAATAATCATGGAAAAGACTACAGATAATATAGATAAGTTGCTTACTGCTCTAATCTCTTTGACAGCTCGCTCAAGCGACGGAGATTTGTCAGCGAGCGGGAAGTTTGACTTACTGCAACAAGCAAAGGAAATCCGAAAATTAACGTTGCCTGCAAAAAGTGAGGTCGGCTCGATTACTGATGACCAACAAGACCAGTTAACGCTGAAATTCGGAGAAGCATTCTTTAAGATTCTGCGAGGTAAGTGATGACTAACGAAGAGAGACTTATTAATCTTGAGTCAAAGGTTGACAGAATCATCGAGGCGATAAGTCCGCAAGCGACGCAAGAATCCGACGCAAACGCAGAAATACTTGCCGAAATACGCAAACTGCGGAACGAACAAAAGATGACTACGGCATTGAGTTTCGATGAGCAAGATGAATTTACTGATGAAGACATCACTTTTAACAAGCGAAGAAACATATTCATGGCGTTGGCTCTTGTAGTATCGTGTGGCTTTACCGTAGCGATGTGGCTCTTTTATCTGCCACTTTTCACGCTTGCGTTCATTTTGTTTTTAATATTCGGACTCCAAGCTGTAATCTTAGTGCTTGATGAGTATAATTTACCCGGTAACACAATAAAAAGGATAAGTAAAAATGCGGTTGCTTCTGCTATCTTTATACTTGCTGTTACTCTTGTCGTTAGCACTGGTGCTCAAATTGGAAATTCCCTCATCACTGAGCGAAGCAGAGGCGAAGAATATCGCCCACCGGCTATTGAGCAACGATACGACAACGGCAGAGGAGACAAAGAAGAATGACATACCGTTTCACGTGGCACTCATGCTTGAATGCATTGATGTTGTCGAGGTGCCGAAAGGCTCAAATCGTGGAGACAGTATTGATAAGTGGAGACAGTATTTCGGATTCACATTCCCGGTGCCGTGGTGCGGAATATTTACAGGACTGAAATCTTATCACGGCAAGGCTACTCCGGTAGTACTTTCGGCATTAGCGAGGGATTATGCGGTAACAGGATTTACTTATACATTAAGCGACGTTATTTACGGCAATTATATCCCTAAGCCGGGAGACTGGCGGGTAAAACTAAGACAAGGCGGTGCTCACGTTGATACATTCATAAGTTGGGACACGGCAAATCAAAGAGGCATCATTATCGGGGGGAACGTTAACGATGCAGTACAAATGAGAGAAGTGACACTTAGAGGCATGATTGCAGATAGAACAACACATATAACTGATGTAAACGGACTTTACGAATGGAGCTTACAGAATGCAGAAGTTGACATTATTGAGAGCTTTGAAGGAATTGCGACCTATTATTCCGATTATTTTATCGGTCGGCGGACTGCTTCTGGAGAAGTATATAGAGCGGAAGCTTTCACAGCCGCAAGCAAAGAGCTTGCATTCGGAACAAGAGTCAGAGTCACAAATCCGAGAAACGGTAAAAGTGTAGAAGTAGTAATCAATGACCGTGGACCGTATAAGAATAATGCAATCATAGACTTGAGCCATGCGGCGGCTGACTTAATTGATATACGAAAAGGAAGAGTACTTGTAGAAGTGCTTAATTATTAATAAATTGTAGGAGTTTAAAATGGATTTCTTACCTGATTATCTGAGAGAGTTCAATGTGCTAATCGGCTTATTGCTCTTATTTGGCGTTACA